ATCCTGCAGGTACGGTATACACTGACATCTGGCTTTGGTTGTCGCCTTGTACAATCTGACCGTACGTTATTCCGGTAGGTACCCCACTTGTAACGCCGCTATTAGCGACATAGATCGTACCTGCAGCGGTGCCCCCTGATCCTGAAGTAGCAACAAATATGCGGTTAACCCGCAACCAACCAGAAGCATCGCCAATCTGCACCTGAGTCTGCCCATTCATGCTGACGGTTACGGTCTGAGCTGCGTAGTTCTCGTCTACCCCCTCAACGGTTACGGTCTGTGCACCCGTACCTGCACTAGTGTCTGCTGTACTAGAGCTACTGATAAACGCAGTAAACGCAGCGGTGGGCCACGGATAATTACCCCCAGTGCTCCATACCGTTTCTTCTGCGCTATCGATGTCTGGATTGGTACCAAACTTATACAACGTAGAAGCACCAGCAATCTGGCCTTTAGCTACTTGTAACTCGTACGGTTCTTGGACTGCCATAGCGTTTCTCAGCGCGTTGTCTAGTTGGTTAAAGTATATCCGCAGTATGTTGTTAAACTGTTCAAATGACCCCTGATCGTATACCTGCGGGGGATAGGGTAGTGCTGGGGCACGAAACGGGACATTGTATACTGTGTTATCGCCAGCCACTACCGTCTCCCATCAGGCCGCATATCCAACCTCGGAGACCCCAACTGCCATGTCACACCGGACTCGGTAGACTCGATCTTCATCACCATCTGACGGCCCCGCACACGGGTGTTGATCTGCTCCGTAAACTTCTCTATCGGTAACACAGCGGATCTGACAATTGTACCGTCATTTGTCCCGCCTACCGAGGCAGGAGAGTTATACCCTGAACCAGAGTTCTGCATGGGTAATAACGTCATTACCGCGCTTGGGCTTTCTATCGTAGATCCGTCAAACGTGATATCAGGAAGTACGCGCCAAATGAAGTTGAATTGATGTCCGTCATCTAGATCGAACTCAGCAGTAGAGGCGTAGGCATGGATAGCCGTACTTGCCCCTAATTCGTTATCATCAACACCTTCTTCCTGATTCACGAGATTGTTGCTATAAGTTGCAGCTAGTGGGTAGTCTCGCAAACCCGAATCTAACCATGCAGTACGACCCATCGTGCCATAGTACCAAATGTTATCCAGATAGTTATACACAACATACCGATCAATAGTATCGGACTCAGCCGAGCAGTAAAACCACCAAATCTCATGGTAAGACTCTACAGTCCCCGAAAACACTTGTTCATACTGGGCACTGTTAAAGTCGTTGAATACAAACTTACGTAGGTTGCAGGGCAGTGGTTGTGTGCGTCCGTCGTACTTATAAAACTTATCCACACCCATCCAATAGGCCACACCATTGGCGTACGCTACCGCATTCTGAGAGGCTATGGAGATGTTTTCACCGACAAGCTGTGCTCCCCATACTACTGGGGCACCTACGTACTGGAGGGCATATAAAGCCGAATCTGACCATACTAGAACTTCCTGACGGGCTTGTTTGGCCGCTACAATCTCTGTTCCACGCGATAGCTGAAGGCTACCTGCTTGGTTTGTTGCCGCAGGAGTCCACTGGGTAGCGTCCTCTTGGTCTGACCAACGGATTAACATCGGGTTTTTAGTAATTATTGGGTTGGTAACTAGGGGATCACAACCAAAACAAAACACGAAACGGCTGATATCTGACACTAAAATAAAGTCTTGTATGTTCGGTACGTTCGCTCCTACAGGGGATATTGAGGCCAATGTAACGCCCCTAGAATTAAGCCCTGCCGTGGCATCCCAGTAGTATATAGGCCCACCACGAGGCCCAAATATAAGATCTTCGCCAAAGTTTATCTGTGACCATAAACGTATCTGAGTGTCAGATGTACCACCAGTGCCCCATACTCCAGCGCCCCACGAACCTGCTCCCCAACCCGTTAAAGGTATTACGGTAGCCGATGCGTTGTTAATTTGGTAAGCAGCAGACACCGTACCGCCCCCAGTTGCCGTAGAAGTAGCGTTACTAGAAGCTGTTATGAAGTACGTATTTGCTGCAGTGGTATCGACGGTGATCTGGAATTCACCGTTTAAGGTAAGCCCACCAACCGCAGATGCACCCGAAAAAGTGACAAAATCGTCTGATATGTAGCCCCCATTAGTGTCTACAACGCTTACCGTAGGGGAACCACTCGTAGTGGTAAACGGGTTAGTAAGACTTACTGTAGCCCGTAAAGGCGTAATATCGTTGTAGGTACCACCATTCTCGATATAGAACTTAAGGTTAGTACCTACTCCAATGAGGTTCTGACTACCAAGTGTTACCCAGTTCCACAAAGAACGACAGACACCCAAGAACGTAGCCGCAGATATACGCTGCCACCCACCAATCTTCTCCGGTGTGCCCTGTCTGAACCGTATTTTATCGGATTCGTACCACCCACCTTCACTGGTGTAACGAGTATTTTCCCGATTAACCCCCGGTTTTAACGCTAGTTTCTGTAGTGGCATAAGGAACCCATCACATTGTCTCGCCAAATACCGGCGGTAGGGTTGTTACTTGGATAGAAGTGTTCTGCTTCAAGTTTAAAGAAGCACCGCAATCAGAACAAGTATCTGCTTCTAATTCGTTCTCGTCTATATCATATCCACATTCGGCACAGAGTATTTCTATCTCGTGGGCGGGTTCTACGTTACCGTCAGATAATGCTTTTGGTGCATATACAGTTTTCATCGTTGTTGGTACTCCCCAGAACTAATCATCTGGCAGATTTCTAATGAGCGGTCGCCAACCTGTTCAGCCCAACGGCTACGGTAAAACTCTTGTCCAGCCTCTTCGTAGTTACCTGTAGCCATATGGCCCAGAGCTTTGACGAATGTTCTAAGTTTGGTCTGTCCAATGTTAAATGACAAGTCAATCATCGCGTCTTGGCGTACGCTATCTAGGTCTTTAAACCAATCATACTCACCCAGTAACTCGTTTCGGCATCGCTCAATGTCGTTCTTGAGCAGGTATTCAATTTCATCGTTAGACAGACCAAGACCAGATTCACTGATATTCCTACCAACGCCAATGGTCTCGTAACCAGCGGAGCACATATAGACCTTATCTCTAACGCCTTCGTGCCGCTTTAACATGTTAACTAGTCGCATCATTCGTCATGCTTATGGGAAGCACCGTAGTAAAAAGATATGATACTGCTGACAATCCCGCCAAGATAACCGAGAACAAGGTTAACAATACCGTCATCGTTAGCAGCGGGGTCTTGTAACGTGACCAAAGCAATGTAGCCGCCGAAAAAGAATACGCAAGAAACTGCAATAAACTTTGGCGTCCAATCTCCTTTAAACGCCGAGCGAGCGTTTTGGATATCTTCTGTTTCGAGTTTAAAAACATCTACTTCTAGCTCCTTCATTCGCGCTTTAAAATCAAATTCCGCTTTCTTAATCTCTGCAAGCTGCTCTGGTGACGCAGCCTGAACCGCCTGTTCGATACTCTTTTCATCAGGCTTACACCCCAGAACTGAGGCTATCGTTTGTGCCGCAGCACCACCCAGAGGCCCACCGAGCGCCTGACCAATAGTAGGTGCCAGCGTACCGATTAATCCTTTGATCGCGTTAAACTTCATTGAGTAAGTACCAAGCCAACAATGGCTATTAATGAAGTAATCATGACGGGGTAGATGCCCCAGATCATCTTCTCTAACTTATCAAAGCGTTGTGACCCAGAATCTAACCGTTCTTTGATCCCCTCATAACGCAGGGCGCATTCCGCTTCATGTATATCAATCTTCTTTAGAGCTTTGTTAGCGTCAGTCTGAGCCATTATCCTGTGTCCGCCTTAGTCAATCTTTTTTATTCCACAGCTCAAAAAGCGTTTCAATCTTATCTTCTTGAGTTTCAGTGGTTCCGTCTAGTCTACCTAATTTTATCTCAATTGCATTGAGCTGTTGACGCAGGGCAAGGATTTCCTCCTGCTGGCTTTCTAACGCCATAATCTTGGCATTTTGAATTAGGTCATCAGGCAATGCGCCCCGGAGTCCTAAAGGCCATTCACGAACAAATTCTGCATTCTCTCGAACAGTCAGACCTTGTATCTCTATACCATGCTCAACTGTCGTAATTCGGGTATCCAGAGTAATGTACGCAGTTGTCGCCATCACTAAACCTGCACCTAAAGCAACAAGGTTGCGTAACGGAATCTCAACGGTCGTATCTTCGTTAATCTCCGCCACTATTTTTTCCTGTTATTCCACAGCTCAAACAGCGTGCGGATCTTCTCCTTAATCTGCTCTATGTCGGCGTGCATCTTAGCCAACACAATTACTAGCATAACGAACGCTACCGCTATAGGCCAAATTGTACCGATTGCATCCATTGCGTCCATAGCTACTTCGACAGGTTTCTTTATTTCGCCGACATTGATTGTGTTGTTTGATACCGAAAGAAGATACCACCCATTCCGAACAGGGTAGTGGCTAACATGATAGTCTCAGCAGACAGGTTAAGCTGTAGGACGTACACCTGTAGAGCCGCTAAGGTTACACCAAAGACTTGCCATCTGTTGCTACGACTACGCCAGAATTGCTTTAGTTTGTCCATGCTAATCCCCTAGTATTGGGCGGGTGTCTGGGAAGTCTGCTGTAGACGGCCAATTTCTCAATGCTTCTCGATAAGCCATGTAAACAGCACGTTGTGGATGATCTGTCAAAGGCACAATGTAGTCTGTAGCAGACAGCTCCATGTCACGCCACATACGAGCAGCTTCTTCCGCTGTAGGTTCCGCTGGTGTAGGTTCTACATAAAGTTCATAGTAGTCAAAGTTAGCCGCAACAAACTCAGCGTCAGAATTGATGGTGTTTAAGATATTACCGTCAGCATCTTTAATATTATATTTCATATTCTTCTCCTACGGTATGTACTGAATAACAACACAGCCTTCACCACCACGGCCTGAAATTATATTTAAAACAGTGCTATTAAGAGTAAACCCTCCACCACCTCCTATGGAAGCGTGACCCACTACCGAAGTGGCGGAAAAGTATGCGCCACCACCTCCTGCTAGTTCCCCTGCAGGCAGGATTGGACCGGAGCTGGAGTTACCATCTGTTGCGCCACCGCCACCACCAGATATTTGCCCTAAGCTGGATGAGTAAAAATCACCGAGAACATCACAATTTGCACCGTAACTTGTAGCGCCGCCGCCACCTGTTTCGCCACCGTCATTACCTGTTCCTAACAAACCAACAGCGCCACCGCCTTTGTTATAGCCTCCGCGTCCACCTGTGTTGTTAACGTCTCCACCAGTAGCAGTGCCTCCAGCAGTGTAAGTGTTACTGCCTACAACTCCACCTGCGCCACCAGTAGCTGTTAGCGTAGAGCCTAAACCTGTACCTGCAACAGATGTAGTGCCTCCTGCTGTTCCTGCGGCTACGGCTCCCATAACAGATGCGCCACCTGCACCAATCACTACAGTAAATGAACCTGAAGTTGTGACTGCTAGAGAGTTCTTTCGACAGTAGCCACCCGCCGCACCACTTTCAAGAAGTCCAGTATTCGTCCCACAGCCACTACCACCTGCACCAATAACGTGAATCCTTATGTTGCCGTCTTGAGGCGGAACCCATGTTTGGGAGTTGTGTAAAAAGATTGTGGGATATGAAGCTGATCCACCGCCGCTTATGAAATCTGTAAAATTACTCATGACATCACCCACCCTTGCGTTGCGTCTGTATATATAAACTGAATTGAGAGATATGCTGCATTCATCGTGAAGTCACTCGCACTGCTCATTATGTTGCTACCGTTTCTAGCCACCACTGTGTCAGCGAAGTTACCCACGGTAATTAGGACTCTTTGCCCTATGGCCGGTGACGCAGGAAGTGTAATTGTCTGAGTAGCTGCGCTAACATAAACGTGTGTGTTGACAGTAGCAGTGATAGAAGTAGCCGTAACAACAGTTGTAATACCCACTGTTACAGGCTCTGAGGCTATCACGCCTGATGTTACTCTTGTTAAGGCCATGTTTATAGCTCCGGTCGAGTGTCAGGGAATGAGTCTGTAGACGGCCAGTTACGCAAGGCCCAACGATAGGCTAAGATATTATGGCGTTCGGGATGGTCAAACAAAGGGACGATGTAGTCAGTAGCAAAGAGTTCACTGTCTCTCCACGCTCGCTCTTCTATCTCTAGTTCTGTAGTTGAAGCCATTATTTAATCCTCATATAGTAAGTGATGTAACTCTCATATCTAGCAGATTTAGCACTGCTGGTATCAGTTATAGAGAACGGATGCCCTACCGTTTTTTCAGTCATGTCTACTGGGTGGATAAAGTTGCCTGTACCTTTAATTAGCCCCATCGTATTAGTGGTTGCATGGTAAACTATACCTTTAAGGGGTTGGTTTAGGCCCATATTGTAAGGCCACATTCTACTTCCTGTGGATAGAGCTAATCCTGCTACTTCCATATTGGTGTTACTTGCAGGGAAAGCCCAGACGGTTGGGGTTCCGGAATCATATTCAAGTTTGCAATAGCCAAAGCCAATATAGTGCGACTCGCCAGTGTCCACAAAAGAGGAAGTTAGCTTATGTACTGACAAACTATCAAAAGCAAACACCCAGAAATAAGTACCATCCCATGTAATCCCTCTAGGTATTGTCATGTTTGAAGGCAGGGTTATGGTTGAAACTGACCCTAAACTTGTACTAGTGACACCAGCATGTTTGATTACAACACCATTAGTAGCTGTTACGCCATAACCTAAAACGTATAAATCCTTAGAGCCTCCATTATCCACCACAACCATATCACAGCTGGATTGAAGGGTGGTAGAATTACAAGTGTTGTACTCAGCACCTAGAGTAACATTGGTTTGGTACGCCCATGCCCCTGTTGCGTTGGTAACGGTGTAGATATACATCTGCTTAGTAGTATTCATAGCAAAGCCTAAAACCCCATCACTTGCTGAACCGTACATCGGGTTACTGATTGGCACCGTAGTAGGGTTTACGGTCGTCCCTATGTTTAGTTGTGCGTCTGGGTAAGAAGCAACGTCTGTTAAGGTCTGCCCGGTTCGTAAGTAAACCTCCTCAGAAGCCGTAGTGTACATAGATACGCCTATCGTCTTTCCTTCTAAGCCGTTAATTTCAGTTCCACCACCACCGCCGCCTAATGTAATAGCCATTTATAACTCCTTCCAGCCAATAGTGCCGTCTACGTATACCAGCGTTGCCGCTGCGTCTGTAGCCAGTGAACCATTGTCTGCTGTTGAATTGATATTTGAACCGTTGCGAGCCACCGTTACAGTGCCTGCCCCAGCGTTTTTTACGAACACTACATTACCCGCACTAGGGCTTGCAGGTAGCGTAATAGTTCGTGCGCTTGCAGAGTTTACAATTAGCTGGTCTCGCGTGACTGCTGTGTAGTCTGCTGTTTTAATCACAAAGTTGTTAAACGCTCCACCGACATCAGAAGCTAATTTAGCCGCTGTTACTGCGTCGTCAGCTAACTTAACTGTAGTTACTGCGTCGTCTACAATCTTTGCTGTGGTCACAGTGTTATCTGATGGAGTACCTATATTAGTCACTGAAATAGTAGCTACCATAATCTCAATGGCTGCTCCGTTTGCAGGAGCCTCAGAGAAAGTTACAACAGCCGGTGTTGCCCCTGACACTGTATAGGTTGACTTGTTTTGGTAGACGCCATCGACATAGGCCAACGTGTTGTTTTCGGCTGCTGCGCCAGAGAGCGTAAAGGTTACGTCACTACCATCGCCGGTAAAGGTATTAAGCAGTAGTTCAGCAGCTCCGCCGCCTATCTCGCCCCATTCTGTTGAATAACCCTCAAATTTATTTTCAGTCGTGTTGTACCTGAACATGCCCGCAACACCTGTAGGGCGTTGGACAGTCGTGCCCTTCGATACGGTTACTGCTGTAGACCCGTTGACAACTAATGTGCCAGTGAGGTCTACATTACCTGTAACCTGACCCGTAGTCCCATCGCTGTAAATCTGTAGGTCGCTGCCAGCGCCGAAGATGACTTTAGAGGAATCAGCAAACGTAATGTCATCGCCGGTTGATACGGCTAAATCTGTGCCACCGGTCGTATTACCGAGTGCAAGCACTTCTGACAATGTGTCAGCGGTTCCGACTTGGCTATCTACATACGCTTTAATTGATTGTTGGGTAGCAATGGCTGTGGCGCTATCTGACGCCATGTTATCTTCATCTAAAATCTTATCTGCAGTAACCGTGCTAGTCCCTAAGCTCATGCTATTTGCGTGAGTAACGCCTTCAACGACGTTAGTACCATCACAGTAAACTAGCATGGTTTTGCCAACAGGTACGGCAACGCCTGTACCGCCAGAAGTCTTAACAGTAATAATCTGTGCAGTATTGTTATCTACGATATAAAGTTTTGTATTGGTGGGACAGACTACCGTACCCGCGCCTGTCAGTGCAGTACCCGAGTCAGTCAGTTCCAAAATAGCGCATCGAGACTCAGAAGTCGTACCATCGGCGGTGGTTAGCGTATGGGAGTTACCTGTCCACGTATTGACTACGGCCTTACCTGCAACGGCCTGCTCTACCATCTGCGTGATATTATCGTTTACAACATCGCCCCAAGTACCGCTCAATTCCCCTTGAACAGGAAGAGCTAACTTAAGGATCGTAGTGTATTGAGTTGTCATATTCGTAACCTCATGCGGCTATGTCTTGCCAGTTTGGATTCTGCGTTGTATTTATATTAACCCAATTTGGGTTTTGTGCGGGGTCTATTTGACTCCATATATGGACAGTTCCTATTTCCCCTGTAGCCACTACACCTGTAACAAATATGTTTATCCCAAGCCCTAAAACTACATCGCCAATAGCACCTGTGGCTTGAACCCCCGTAACCGGCACTCGAATAACCAAGTCTACCGTAACGTTACCTAGAGCCGTAGTGCCTTGAACACCGGTTAGGGCTACATTTGTATCGCCCCTTACCGTTACAGAACCTGTTTCTACAGTCCCCGATACACCACTTACAGCAACTATCGCGTCTGCGGCTACAACTACGGTTCCTACAGCGCCTGTACCAACTACCCCTGTAACGGCTACAACTGTATCAGCAGATATACTTACACTACCTACAGCCCCAGTCGCTTGAAGGCCATCGACGTTGACGATGGTAAGGGGGGTTCCCCAAAAACCTTGACCCCAACTAGCGCGTCCCCAGCCTGCATATGTCGTTGAAGATGGCATCCTCTAGTACCTAAGCAATCCTGATAATGGCGTTAGTAGCGTCCGCTGTTGGGAAGGTAATCTGGAAATCACCTGCCGTAGACGTTTTATCGCCACCAAAATCAAGTACAGCTACAGATGGAGTAGATCCCCCTACCTGATATATTAAGGCTCCACGCGCTGTAATTGTCGCTGTAGTCCACGTAGTCGTAGCAAAACTAAGAAACGCCGTAGTACCTGAAGTAGTAGGTGCGGTAGAAATCGTCAAGGTGTTACCACCCGCAGAATACCCTGTGCCCGTGATTTCATTACTTGTAGTGTACGCAGTAGTAGCAGCATCCAAAGACGCACTAGACGTATATAACGCGATCTTATAAGACTGCGCTGTGTCACTACTAAAATCCATTTCTCCGTCAAGTAATGCTCGCTTGAACGAAGTACACATTGCCTGTGTAATTGCCATGTTAAACTCCTTAAGTTACCGCAACTTTATACTGACCTGAACGGAAAGCATCTTCGCGTAATTTACCGTCACCCAAATTCTTGAGTAACCCTATAGCCTGTACATATAACCGTTCGTATAGAGCTACCATATCAGGCTCACCTTTCAAGAATCGGATAGCCTCAATCAACGCACCATTCAGCAAAGCCGAATCAAATTCATCCCCAAGCCACGTCGTGCCAGCCGTCACAATGGATTCAGGGTAGTACCCGTAATGTAGCTCTACTGCATAGTTACTGTCTGGCGTCGGGCCAATAATAAACGCGTCATCATTAAAGTACGCATAATGTACCGGTAGCCCTGTAGAAGTAGCCTTTGGGTATGCTTCACGGATGAAGTTAACGTCTTTGTTAATCAAGAACGAGTAATTACCGTCTCCGTCAATAACCGCTAAAGAGTACGACCATAAGAAGTCCGAAGGGATATCTAGGTACGTGTTACTAGCTGTTACTGACCCAGTAACGTTTTTACGTAACGCAGGGATCTGAACCGTATTATAGATCTTCTGCTCGGCCTGTTCGGTAAACATAGCAAGCTGGGCATCTGTGAAAGTCGTCTCACAAATATCCTGAATATCTACTTTGAGCTGCGTGTAGTCCATGATTTAGCCCATTGGCCCTCGGCACATACGGCCTTTAGTCGCTGCGCCATACCCGCGCATCATAGTACCGGAAGTCTTAACGCCTTTCATGCTTGGCTTGGCACCATAAGACTGGACGCCTTTATTCTTTTGGACTTTGACTTCTTCCATCCCAAAAACATTTTTAGGGTTATACATCGTACTACTCCTATGTAGTCGTTACTGTAACTGTTCCTACTGACCCAGTAGATATTAAGTTGTTAGGAGTTAGCCCAAACGGATCATTACCACCGCCTACTGGGTTCCAACCCCACTGTATATCTCTACTACTATACTCTCCTGATACGCCAAGGCTTCTATCGGGCCTTGGATCTCTAATTGCTTGTGGGTCGTTTACCGGAAACTCCCCTAGTTTAAGTTGCGGCTGGTCTGGATTCCAGCACTCTTGACACGCTTTTATGTTCGTGTTCCTGCCCTTAACTACTAAATCTTTTAACGTCTTCAGTTTAAATTGGAAGCCGCACACATCGCACATGGCGATGGCTCTTTTGTCTGAAGCGAATTGGTTACCCATTTAGAACCTACCTGCACGAGGTACAAACCGCACGGGGGCTTTTTCCCTATCTTCTCCTGCAGCAAGCTCAAACTGTTCTTCGTATGCCGCTTTTAACATCGGTACTCTATCCATGAACTCAGGTACTTTCATGGCAATATGGTATGCCAAACCTGCTACTAAACATGGGAAGAACCGAAAGTTCATATCGGCTGTCTCAATACCACTACCAGCATCTTGCACACGTCGCATACGCCAGTAAACAATCTGGTAGCTCTCAACATTGTCCGGTACAGGCCATACGGTGACCGCAGGGACTTGTTCCCAGTAAACGGGTATAGCGGTACCACCAACCGTGTGAGTCGCTGCTGTAGTGCCCTGTTGGCCCCTGAAGCAGTTCTGTAACACGTTACCCTCAATATACCCGTAGTTAATAATCTCGTTTTCGATCTTAACGAACCCTGCAGGGGGTAATCCCGCTACACCACTAAGCGTAATTGTCGTAGCAGTGCTGGTTGCAGTAGCCCCTAACGTAATACCGGTTGGGTATGTCTGCCCACTATCTCTATGGATAACGACCTGTATAGGCCGTGATTGTGTAATTTTGTTAGGGATAGACGCGTAAGTACTGATGCTAATCCGGTTAAGGTTTAGATCCGACTGCGTGACCGAGTTGTGTGCACCCGTACGAACGCTCTGCTCTAGAAGGTCAATGGTGTCATCAGGGAGCGCGTAGGTTGCTTGGCCTTGCACTAAATCAAGAACACCCTGCTCAATCGTCCACATGTTAATGCCGCGATTCTGCCACTCAATCGTCATCAGATTCATAGAACGACGGGCTGTCTGGAGATCGTACCCTGACCGCAGCTCACGCCCTGCGCGCTCCCACGCCTCTTCAGCGATGTCTGTGAAGGGCATATTGAATGCTGTACTTCCTGATGTAGCCATTATCCCCACCCGCTCTTAGCTTTTTGTTTGGCTTTTGCGGAAAGCTGGCCGTAGTGATACAACTTTTTAGAGGCGCTAGACATCGTTTTACCCGTCATAAGTTTGCCATCAGGGTGCTTGTGCATACCCCCTTTGTGCTCACGACCGTCTTGGTAATAATGTTTTACGCCTTTAGCCACTTTGTTTCTTCCTACGTAACGATGCTACACGTTTCGGTTTACCTGCTGGTTGCCCCAGTTTCTTTTTCTGAGCAACCCTACTCGTCTTCTCTGCTTTAGTCATCTCTGAAGACGTTTTAGGTGTCTTACTGGATACCCGCTTTGTAGGTCTACAATACGGCGTATCGCGCTTTTCACCCTTCTTCCTACCACAGGCTTTACCGGTACGTACATCTTTCCAGTCTTCTTTAAACCAACGCTTTAACGATGCGCCTTTTTCGGTCTTTCTAACTGCCACTCTTGTTACCCCAGTTCTTAGCGCCTTTCTTGCGACACTTCGCAATAGCACCTGAAGCATAGGCGGAAGGAAAGACCTTATAGCGAGACTTAACTTTGCTATAGCACGCGTCTTTAACCGAACCGCCTTTTTTGTAGTAACAGCGCATTAGCTACCTTTCATCGTTACCATTTTAGCAGCACGAACACCCTTGGTAGCGCAACCAGCACCACGGACACTTCCGCCTTTCTTCATGCGGGGCATAGCTTTATCACCAGAGTACGGAGTTCTCCCACTACTACGTTCCATACCTTTACTTTCGTCTCGACGAGCTTTCATGCCTTGCATTGTAGGGCCATTACGTGCGCCCATAGACTCGTCCAAACGATCATTATCGCCTTGCTCTCTAATCATTTTATTTACTGCCATGTCTTTCATAGACATGCCACCTTGTTGGTATTTCTTCATTCCTTTCATCTTATCAGCCTTTTCATAGTCTTTGCCTACTGACTGGGGTACCCCAGCTTTTTTGGCAAATTTAGGGTTATTGGCTACTGCAGCCATAAAGTTTTGTTGTTTCTTGCTTTTGCTAGGCATTACCATTTCGCCTTATCAGCCCAGTATGCAGCGGAACTCTTGCCTTTAGCAATATTCTTAGCGTGTCTGGACTTAAAGGATTTACGTTTAGCCTTCATACGCGCAGATTCACCCTTCTTGGGTTTACCTGCGGTACTCGCACCCTGCTCACCAAACCGAATAATCTTTTCTTTGCCACCCTCACACGCCTTCACGACATGTGATTTTTTAGGGTGACTAGGAGTTCGGCGCGGCTTGTTACAGGCCATGCTTTTTTTATCTACTTGACCGCCTGCTTTATAATAGGCACGCATCTGCGTTACCGGTAAAAGACAGTCGCTGCTGTACAAGCAGTAAAAGTAGCGATAAAAACGTCGTCAGGACATCGGATGCCGTCGTCAGGGATGTTGACCGAATGCGTAGAACTCGCACTAAAGTCCAGATCTAGTACCGTTTGCCCACCATCACCGTTTTCAATAGTGAGGCGGGGCGAGCCAGTAGTAGTCAGAACTTGGATCTGCGTAATACGCGCAGGGCCAACACCTAATGAGCCGGTTCCTGTAATCCGTTTTGATTGGATATCAGAACTAGACATATCGTACTCCTTTAGGATGCAGCAATAGTACCGCCAGTATCTGAACGTTTCCAGTCAGTACCGTTAGAGAACGCAAGGATAGCAGCACCGGCAGCACCGTTAGAGGTGTAGATTAGCGCGCCAGCGCCAGCATCAGATGCTGAAGGGGCACTTGCTACAGTATAAGTAGGAACTACGATAGTGCCCACAAAACCATTGGTTGAGGTAACGGGGCCAGAGAAAGTTGTATTAGCCATTAAAGACTCCTTACATGCAAGTTGGGTAAATCTGTCTGCATGTCGTCAGTCGGGTCTGTCAGATTTACCGGGTTATCCCGATAGCAAGTAATCTAGCACTTGTTTTTATGTTTGGCAACACCATAAAAAAGAAAGGGGCAACAAGTGCCCCCCCCTTTCTATACCAGCATTATGCGCCGGGTGAACCATAAATCCCAAGGGGATCAGATACACCAAACGAGTAACGCTCACGAGCCTTGTAGCGCGAGTTG